AAGCTAAATAATGAATAAATCCTTTTTTAGCTTTTAGCTTGGGCCTTGCAACTTGAAGCTCAATTAAAGGAGAAATCACAGATGGCGGAAAAAAAGTCGGAAGAAAAGGCTGAACAAAAGAAACCGGGCCGCAAGGTCCGGCAGGAGACCACCCTGGCTTCTGGGAAGAAGGTCCGGGTGTTTGCCGGCAAGGCGGCCGACCTGGTGCGCGCCCAGTCTATGGTGTCCAATCCGGTGGAAATGCAGCTGGGCCTGGCAGCGATCCTGGTTGAAATCGACGGCCAGCAAATGCCCGTTGAAGACTGGCGGGAGATGGATCTGGAGGAGTACATGGAAATCCTCCCTTTGCTCATGCCCGGCTCTGCAGTGACCCAGCAGAGCTTGTTGTCTCCCTCGCCAGAGAGCTCGGGTGGAGCCACGCAGAGCTAATGGAAATGGAGATCGAAGAGGTCTATTTCTGGGCGGAGAAGCTTTCCGCCCGGTTAAAAAAGGAAGAGGCCGCAGCCAGGCGGCAGAATAACAAAAGGTGAAAGGTCCAAGCTGAAAGCTGCAAGCTAAATAATGAATAAATCCTTTTTTAGCTTTTAGCTTGGGCCTTGCAACTTGAAGCTTGAGGCTTTTTATGGACGCGGTATTCCGGGCGGGGCTGACGCTCTCGCTGATCGACAAGATGACCCGGCCGCTTTCCCGGGCGCAGGAAGAGATTTCGCAGACCCAGGCCAAAGCGGCCGAGCTTTCCGAGCGGTTAAACCGCATCGGCGACGGCATGCAGCGCTACGGCCAGGGCATGGCCATTGCCGGCGGCGTGATGACCGGCGCGTTTGCCGCGCCCATCAAGTTCGCCGCGGACTTTGAGTCCTCGATGGCAGATGTCAACAAGGTGGCGGATTTTTCCAAGAAACAGTACCAGGATTTTTCCTCCACCCTGCTTGACATGTCCGAACGTATTCCGATGGCCGCCGGCGAGCTGTCCCAGCTTGCCGCTGCAGGCGCGCAGATGGGTATACCTAAAAAAGAACTTGCCGAATATACGGAAATGGTATCCAAGCTGGGCGTTGCCTTTGACATGCCTGCGGGCCAGATCGGGGATGCGATGGGCAAGCTCTCCAACGTGTTTGATCTTCCGATGGAAAAGACCGGCCTTCTCGGAGATGCTATAAATTATCTGTCCAACAACATGGCTGCGGCCGCACCGGATATTGTCAACGCGCTGGCCAGGGTAGGCGGTACTGCCGCAAACATCGGCCTTGCGGCTGAACAAACAGCGGCGTTATCTTCAGCGCTGATCGCCCAGGGGGAGGCCCCCGAGCGGGCCGGCACTGCGCTGAATATGATGATGGTGCGACTCTCCCAGATCAATACCCAGTCCAAGAGTGCACAGGAGGCGTTTTCCGAGCTGGGGTTTAACGCAACAGACTTTGCAGCGCGCATGAGAAAAGATCCCCTGCCTGCAATCATGGACTTTTTGGAGCGGGCCAGGGAGACCGGCAAGGCGGGCGAGTATATGAGCCGCGTGCTCGGTGAAGAAGCTGGCGCGCGTATTGTAAAGCTGGCAAATAATTATGAGGGCCTGGAAAAATCCTTGGGTATGGTGGCAGATGAATCCTTGTACGCCGGCAGCGCACAGAAGGAATTCCAGGAGCGCGTTTCTACTTTTAACTCCCAGATGCAGCTTTTGTGGAATACAGCAAAGCGCCTGGGGATAACTTTGGGCACCATGTTTCTGCCGGCTTTAACGGGAATTGCCAAGACCATTCAATCGATCATATCGCCGATGGCCAAATTCGCGGAGCAGCACAAGATCCTGGCCGGTGCGATTTTCGGCACCATAGGGGTGCTGGGTATATTCACCCTTGTCGGCGGCGGCGTGCTCATGATGCTGGGTTTCATGGCAAACGGTCTTTCCGCAATACTGGCCCTGCAGGGCAAGGGGGTGTTTTCCGCTATGCTCTCGCCGCTTGCCGGGGTAAGAACAAGGCTTGCTGCGGCCGCTTCCGCAACATGGACCTGGGTGAAAGCCCAGGGCAGCGTTTCCACCGCGTCTTCTATATGGCGTACAAATATCAGCACTCTTATCGCTTCGATGGGCAGATGGATCGCAGCTCAAACCGGGGCGGTAACCGCTTCGAGCATTTGGACCACGAGCCTGCGCACCCTGGCTGTGACAGCAGCAACGCGGGTATGGTCCGGAATTGTTAAGGCTACGAAGGCAGTCTGGGCTTTTAACTCTGCGCTGTTGACAAATCCTGTCACATTGCTTGTTGCAATAATGGTTGGCGCAGCAATGATGATTTATAAGTACTGGGATTATGTAAGGGCTTTTTTCAGCGGGTTTTTCAAGGGTCTGGCCGAGGGGCTTGCACCGCTGATGCCGCTGTTTAAGGGGCTGTGGTCCGTGGTTAAGCTGGTGCTCTCCCCTGTTGCCGACCTGTTTTCCTGGCTGGGCAAGCTGCTTGCTCCGGCCGAGGCTACGCAAAAGGAGCTTTCCGGGGTTGTCGCTGTGGGCCGGGCGGTTGGCAAGGTATTCTCCTTGCTGTTTGCCCCGATTACTGGCCTTGTATGGGTTTTTCGCATGCTGCGGGATGTTGATTTAGGCATAGCTTTTGATTTCTGGCGAAAAGCCGGAGAGGCGTTCTGGGGATGGATCAAGGGCTTTGTGTCCGGCGTGGTCGAAAAACTGACCAGCATCCCTAACATGGTGACTGGCGCATTTACTTCGTTTAGTCCTGTGGCCCTGATTGCCAAAGGTCTTAACCGGCTCTCTGAGTGGCTGTTTAACTTCAGCCTGTTTGAAGCCGGGCAAAAGATTATGAACAGCCTGTGGGAGGGCATAAAGGCGCTGGCCTCCAAGCCGGTGGAAATCGTTAAAAATGTGGCCCAAAAGATCCGGGATTTTCTGCCGTTTTCCCCGGCAAAGATGGGGCCGCTGGCAGATATCCACAAGACCGGGGGCGCTCTCATGAACACGATGGCTGCCGGGATCCGGCCGGACCCGGTAAGCCGGCGCATGAAAGCCGCCCTGGATTCGGCGAAAAAGGCAGTACCTGCGGCGGCAATGTCTGCGTCCCTGGCCCTGACCCCTGCGATTGCCGGCGGCATGCCCCAGCTTTCGGACATGACTGCCCGGGCTCAGTACATGACGGAGGCTCCGGCTCCTCCGCAGATTCCGGATTTATCCGCAACCGCCCGGTGGCGGCCCGAGCTTGCAGGTATGCCTCAGCTTTCGGACATGACTGCCCGGGCTCAGTACATGACGGAGGCTCCGGCTCCTCCGCAGATTCCGGATTTATCCGCAACCGCCCGGTGGCGGCCCGAGCTTGCAGGTATGCCTCAGCTTTCGGACATGACTGCAAAAGTTCAGACAGTGTCAGATATTGCCACGCCCAGGGATTACCCGGAGATCACCCGGCCGGACCAGCGGGCAGCCGGCATGCAGGGCGCGGTGCAAATACACATCGGAAATATCGACAACAGCCGGGGCGATATATACGTGGGCGCGGGCGGCGGCGCGGACGAAATCGAGCGCATATTGGATGAAGACAACCGGGAGCTGGAGGACCGGGTTTACGAGGCCGTTGTGCGGGCCCTGGAGCGAAGACGGAGGACGGATTTTGGCGGGTAAGATTGTCGCGCGCGAAGGTGAACACTGGGACGAAATCGCAAAGCGGGCCCTGGGGGCGGAGCGCTACATGACCGAAATGCTGTGGGCCAATCCGGACTACATGCATTACGCGCAGCTGCCCGGCGGGGTTGAAATGACCGTGCCCGAGGTGGCAGCAGACAATGCGCCCGCAAGTCTTCCGCCCTGGAAGCGGATGACAGAAGACAGATGACAGAGGACGGAAGACTGAAGACCGAGGGCGGAAGACGGATAGGGAATATGTCATGAAGCAGCGCAGGGTGTCACCGGTAATTGTTTATGAGAACGCCGATATTTCCAGGTTTGTTGACCCGTACTTGCTGCGGCTGACCTATACCGATTACGCCGAGGGCCAGGCAGATGATCTGGAAATTGCCCTGGCAGACAGAGACAGGCTGTGGCAGTCCGACTGGTACCCGGTCAAGGGCGATAAAGTTGAGGCGGATCTTGAATGCAAATACTGGGGCGGGCTGCGTGAGGATATCCGGTTTCGCCTGGGCGTGTTTGAGGTGGATGAAATCAGCTTTACCGGCCCGCCGAGTAAGGTGCGGATCATGGCCCATTCCGCAAAGGTTACAGGCGCCATGCGCGAAAAAAAGACCCGGGCCTGGGAAAACATGGATCTGGCCACAATCGTTTCCCAGATCGCATCAGAGCACGGACTGGAGACCATGCTGCAGGTGGATGATCCGCCCGGGTATGCCAGAAAGGACCAGACCGAGCAAAGCGACCTGGAGTTTATTCAGCGGCTGTGCAAGGCGCACAACCTGTATGCCAAGCTTGCTGAAAACAAGATCATCGTAAGCGATCAGGAAAAACTCGAAGACGTGGTAGCGGGCGCAATAGACGCCGCTGAGGTTACCCGGTACAGCTTCAGGGACAAGACCCATAAAATCTACAAGGCCTGCAGGGTGACCTACTGGGACCCTTCTGAAAAACAGGAGCACACCCACACGGAAA